TGGGCCTTCCTGCCGGCCGCCGGTCACCCACAACTCGGCGGCCTCAATCAGTTTTTTCGCTTGCCCTTCGCCAGCGATTCAAGCCAGGCCGCCACGATGGCCGAGGCCACCAGGGGGACGTTCAGGATCCGCTGGCGGCTGGTCTCAGAGAACGGCACCTCAGCGCCGGCTTCGTCGAAGATGCCGGCCCAGCCGGTCAGCACCTGATCCAGCAGCTCCAGGTCAGAGATGGCGCCACCTTCGATCTTCTCGCCGATCTCCCGAAGGCGATCCTGCGGCAGCCGCTTGAACTCGGCATCGAAGGTTTCCTTGTCGAACTTGCCGCCGTCAACCGGGAACTCGACGACGACGGGCCAGCGGTAGCTGGGGGATTGGCTGCGGAGCTGGAGGGGCATGGGTGGTGGTGTGGTGGTTCGGGCTTGGAAGCCTGATCAGGTCAGGGCCAGTGAGAACTCGTTGTTGCCGGCCGTGGTGGGCAGGAACACGCAGGGGAGGTTCAGCATGATCACGCCGTTCATATCCCCGTAGCTCGGGTTCGTGATGTCGGTCTGAGCGCCAGTGAACACCGCGCGGTTCCCGGCGGTGGTGCCGTGCGTGAGGGTCAGGTTGCCAGTGGTGGTGCCGGTGGCGATGCTGAAATAATCCTTGGTGGCGATCGGCACAGACTCGATCATCACCTGGCCGCTGGGCTTGCGGTCGGTGATGAGCACTTCTTTGGTGCAGCCGATCAGCTCGCGATATTGGATCTCGTTGTTCATGGCGAACGAGAACGACGACAGGCAACCGGAGTGACTGAACAGGCTGAACGCCGTGGTGTTGCCGCTGGTGAAGATCAACGGGTCGGCCTGGTTGCCATAGGTCACAGAGCCCACAGCCGTATCGGTGGGGGTGCTGTAAACGCCCGTGCCGGTGAATGAGATCACGGGGATCTGGCCCAGCTCGCCGGTGATTTCAAAGGTGCCGCGCCAGCCGGTCACGGCATGCTTGATGCCGTCCGCGAAGTAGTAGACGGTGGCGCTGCTGAAGGCAGAGCTCACCGGGGCGTAGGTGACGCTCGTCGATGCCACGGTTGTGGCCGCTGTGCCGCAGGCCAGCATGGCGGGGCCCCAACGGGGAGCGGTGCCAGCGGTGCCACTGCCGGCCAGTTCCACCTCAAAGTTGCACTGCACCTTGATGTTGGCCAGCAGCTGGGTGCTGTTGCCCAGGTAGGGCCGAATCAGGTCCCGGCTCACCACGTCCGCGTCAATCGGCGAGATGTCCAAGCTGCGCACGGTCAGCGCATCGCTGCCGGTCGGCGTGGCATCGGTGCCGTAGACCGATTCAGCCTTGATCAGGATCGTCCGCTTGCGTGTCAGGAAGGGCATCGGTCAGCTCGTTGGGGTTGGGAGCGGGAGCGGTGCGGGCGATCAGGGTCCGCCGGCCGGTCTTCGGGTCGAGCAGGTATTCCCCGCCCTGGCCGTCAAACTCATCTGTACTCAGGCTAGGGACTGTCTTCATTGGGTCAAATCAGCGGTGAGCGTGCGGAACGGAATCCGATAGCTCAGGCTAAGAATCCCGATCTCCCCCGGCTCGCCCTTCCATTCACTAGGGCCTGGGTCAACCGAATGGGTCAGGCCGCCGAGGGTGCGATCAGCCATCAGGCGGCTGTGAAGGTTGACGCGGATCGGATCGGCCAGAGCGCTCAGCGGTGAGCCGCTGACCAGGATGTCTACCGCCACGGTCAGCACGTAGTCGGTGAAGGGGATCGAGACGATGCCGGGCTCTTCCCCCAGCGGCACCACCACGACGCACGGCATCTCTGATCTGGCCACCGCCTCCCAGCGATCCCTGAACACCCTCGAGCTGATGCCGGTGGTGGGGGTGATCGCGGTGACAATCGCTGCCAGGATCCGCTCAGCTTTGCTCAGGGTCATGGCTTCGGCTCCAGATCGGTGTCAGGCCGGCGGCGGCGGCCCAGGCCCAGCATCCGCCCGGCGGCAGGCAGCGCACCTTGGATGGGGCTGGGCACCAGCACGCCTAGGGCCCAGTTCCAGCGGCTCTCACAGGCCACCCAGGGCGATGGGGCGCGATACTCACAGATCCCGATGTAGCCGGCCAGCAGGGCAGCGGTGACCCAGTTCATAGCTTCCCCTTGCGAAGGCGATCCTCGTGGTCGTCGAGGGTGCTGCGGTGATGGGCCAGGATTTCAAGGATCTTGCCCTCAAAGGTGCCCAGGCCCTTTGAGATTGACCACAGGGCCTTGACGCCGGAGGAGGCAAGAGTTGCCGCAGCCAACCCCACGCCCGATAGGGCAATCAGTTCAGCGACTCCCACGGGTATAGGCGTGGCGGATGAACTCAGCCTAGGAAGGCTGGGTTATCAGAACGCGGCGGCGACGACCTGCCGGAGCTGCGTGACGAACGCCTGGCGGAGCAGCGTGCGGGGGGCGGGTCGTGGGGTAAGGTTATGAAGAAAATGGCGCCGATGGCGGCGTAAAGTTTGCCGTGTAAATGGCGCTATTTGAAATCCTAATCTCATCGTAATATCCATTGCCGCTTTCAAACCCAGGGCTAAAAATAATATTAGAAAAATTAAATGTCGTGGTTACGCCAGACAGTGTTACGCGGGAGACCCCGTCAACGTAAGCCGTCAGGGCGGTGCCATTTTTTACAATCGCGTGATGCTGCCAAGCATTGCGAGCCACGTTATTGCTTGATGCGGAAATGGAAAGACTTGTGCCAACAAGATAAAATAAGCCGAATGAATTGCTAGCGTTTTGTCTAAACGTAATCTCTCTAAAGCTTGCGTTTGGATAGGTTCCCGCGCTAAGTGAAAAATAACGCGCATCTACGTTGTTCGCGTGCGTAGGATAGACAAAATACTCAACAGTAAAGTTGCCAGTTCCAAAACTGTATTGCGACGGCAATGATGCAAATGGCAGGGCGCTGCTGGAGTCTGGGATCCAGATTGACTGCCCAAAGCCGCTTTGCACTTGTGCAGTTGAAATCTGCGTTGTTCCCGCTAGCGTTGGGGATAGACCTAAGAAGCTGCTGTCAACAATAGAAGTGCTGCCGTTGGCTCCATCGCCATGAAGCAGTAGTAGCGTATTGAGGTTGGCCGCCACCCTCCGCCTGGGAACAATCATCATCTTGTTGCCTCCGATGTAAGGCCCGCGTCTCCACTCATTGCGCGATCTCATTGGTCCACCCGGCGGACAGATCAAACGCATCACCGGCCTGGATCTGCTGGCGCAGTTCGGCGGCGCGTTCCAGGTTGGCGAAGCCCGCAGCCACCAAGGTATCGTGCTTGGCCATCAGGTCGATCATGGGCTGGGTAGCAGTACCCTCGGCGCTGCGGCGGATCGCCTCGGCGTAGAGCACGCCTTGCATGGGATCCACGTTGGCCGGATACAGCTTGCTGTTCGCCTGCAGCAGGGCGGCATCCACCTGGTTCAGCAGCTCCGCCTCGGGTCGCTTGAGCACCTCCAGCGTCTCCTCCCAGGTGCCAGCTGGGCCGCCCGCCTTGGGGTTGGCGTACTCGACGGGATTCCAGCTCGCCACCTCGTAGAAGATCGCCGGGTCGTACTCGCGCACCTTCGGCTCGCCGCGCAGGTAGAACTTCAGGTCGGTGCCGTCATAGGGCAGGCCGAACAGGTTCGGCCACCTGCCGCCGCCTGGGTTGGTCGCCGTGTCGCCGCGCAGCGGCACAAACAGATCCACGCTCTGCCCCTCCAGCGGGCCGGGGTCGGCGTAAAAGCGCACGCCGGTCTCGGCGTTGGTGGTGATGTTGGGGGTGGTCATGGTCAGACAGCAGAGCGGGTGTACTCGATGATGCACTTGATGCCGGATGCACCAGTGCCAAGGCCGATCAGATCGACCCCTAGTCGGTCGCCAGCGGCCAGCGACAGAACGCCAGCCGTGCCGGATAGCGACCCGGTAGCGACTGAAGCGCCAGAGGCCAGCGTTGCATTGGCGGACAGAAGGGCCGTTTTTGTTCCTGCGGCAATTCGCTTGTATGCGCTCAACGTCGTTGTGCTGCTGCCGGTGTTATCAATGTGCGTGATAAACGTGATCTTTGTAATCGTTACCGCAAACGACAGCGGCAGTGATTCGTCATAGTTCGTGCTCGCCGTTGCAGTCTCGCCACGGTTACTAATGGTGAACACGATCCCATCAGCGATTGCGCCTAGCTCCGCGTAGGTGCTGCGGGCGTGGACGTGATCGCCCCGGGCCGCATCGGCGCTGCTTCCGGCCGCTGCGGTGGCTGCCAGCGCCGCGGGAGCGGCGCTGCTGAGCGACAGGTTGCTGGTGCCAGCGCCGATGATGGTTCGCGTCGCCGCCGCGTCCGCCTGGGTGAGCAGCGAGCGCCCGAAGGTGGTGGTCGCCAGGGCCGCGATGGATGTCAGGTCGCTGTCGAGCGGCTGATAGGTGGTCGCCGCCGTTGCAGCAGAAAGCGCCCCGGTGATGCGTGAATCGTCGCCGGCTGCCACCGTGCCGGCCGTGGCGCCGATCGAGGCCGTGGCCGCAGCACCCAGCCCCAGCGTGGTGCGCGCAGCAGCGGCAGAGGCGGCGGTGGCTAGGGCCTGGCCGGTTGCCGTTGCCGTTGCCACCCACCAGGCGGCTGCAGCCTGAAACACCCGCTGAGCGGTGAAGGCCCGCCGGGTGGTCCCCACGCCAGCCTCGGCCTCGGCCTGGCTGATCGTGGTGGCGCTCCATTCGCGGGAGTCGCTCAGCCTTGCGTCGCTGGTCTGGACGTAGCTCGTCAGCCCCGCAGGCTGCACCGCCGTTCCGGCCAGCACCGCCGCCGCGTCCCAGCTGGCCTGAGTGGAGGTCAGCGGCAGGCTGTAACCGGCGGCGAAGGTGAGCGCCAGGGTGCCGCTGGCCGTGATCGGTGAACCGGCGACAGCGAAGCCAGTGGGAACGCTGAGGCCCACGCTCGTCGCGGTGCCGGAGCCGCCGCCACCGCCTGCCGCAGTGAGCGCTCCGCCCACGATCGACAGGCCCGAGCCCAGCGTGAACACCTGCGGCGCACCCGTACCGCTCTCCCGGCCCAGCACGCCCGCCGTCATGGTCAGGCCGCTGCTGCCGATCGCGCCGGTGGCGGCCTTGCCGTCCAGGGCCGTCTGCGTGGCCGTGCTGATCGGCTTGCTCAGGTCGCTGGTGTTGTCGGCGCTGCCGAGGCCTACCGTGGCCTTGGTCGCCAGGGCGGCGATGGCGCTGGCCGCTGCATCCACTGTGGTGCCACTCTGATCCATCGGCACCCGCTCGGTCCCGCTGAGCGCCGAAGCGTTGGGCAGCCCTGTGATCGTGACGTCGGCCATGGGCTCAGGCTAGGAAGCAAGAGTGACGAGATACCGGCCATCGAGCGTCACCAGGCGCAGGCCGCTCAGGGTGGCGATGTTGTTGGCCACAGCCGCCGATTTCACCAACGGCACCCGGCAGAACGTCCCGTCGTCGAAGCGCTGCGGCTGGGTTTCGACTTTGTAGCTGATCCCATCCACCGTGATGGCGTCGCCATAGCCCAGGCTGCCGAAGGTGGCCGTCGGGACTGTCAGCAAATAATCGATGATGGTGAGCTCGCCGCCGAGGATGATCTCGGAGTTTTGAGAGAGAAAGCCTTGCCCGGTGACAGCGCCAGCCACAACGCTGACGCTGCCCAGGCGGTCAAAGGCCACCCGATTGGCTGCTGCCGATAGGGTGGCCCAACCCATCAGAAGGAGCCGTTAAGGCGGACGTTGGCACTGGTGTCGCCGGAGGCGTAGGCGGCCACGAACACACCGATCAGCGTGTTGCTGGTCGAGGTGGCGGTGACGTTTTTGTTCGTGTTGTCCCAGTACGCCTTGGCGCCAAGGGTGGCAGCGCCGGTGGCCTTGGGCAGGGTGAACACGCCCTCAAGTTCAAAGCTGCCAACCTCGGCGTTGGCCAGGGCGGTGACGGCGACACCAAAGATGGAGCCGACCAGAGCGCCACCGCCAGAGGCGACGGCGTAGGGGGCGGCAAGGGCGAGCGTATTGCCCGCTTGGATGGAGTTTTTCACGGTGGGTTACCTCGGGGGTGGATGAATGAAGGGCCGGGATCACCGGCCCAGGTCAAGATCAGGCGCCGGTGGAGCGGTAGATGAAGCGGTAATCCTTCACTGCGCAGCCGAAGTCGAAGCGGGCCAGCAGGGTCAGGCCATCAGGATCCCGCTCGGTCACGGGGGTGATGGTCGGGCCGGGCTCGTCGGCCAGGTAGCCGTACACCAGGCCTTCCACTTTGCTGGGGGCAGAAGCGGCGTACCACTGGGTGGCGGAACCATCAAGGCGGGGCTCGACGATCAGCTGCATCGCGCCGGCGTAAACGTTGGGGCCGGCCGCTCCGGTCAGCGCTGCAGGGGCGTAGCCGGTGGGGTACAGGAACTGCAGGGCGGTGGCTTCCAGATCGGTGGGAACGATCAGATAATCCGGGGTCAGGTTGACCGTCACACCCGAGATGTCCGTTTGCTTGCGCATGGCCTTCTTCGCGGCGTTCATGCCAGCGATGCCAATCGCGCCGGTGCCGGTGTTGTTGTGGCCGGCGGCGAACAGGGCAGCGCCGTCAACCGAGACGGTGGCGTTGCTGGTGATCAGGGCCCACACCAGGTTGGATTCCAGGCGACGGAAGCCGCGGCCCAGATACTCGGGGGTCCGCTCCAGGGCGCTCAGATCGTCGTTAATGATCGCCTGGCGGGTGATGGTCACCTTGCGGGCGTAGGTGGCCAGCTTCCAGGTGGCCTGGGCTTCCTGAAGGGTGCCCTTCTTGTATTCGCCACCTTCAAGCAGAAGCTCAGGGGCAAGGTCAGCAGCCAGCACCAGATCGCTGGCCTGCTTGAAGTCGGGCAGGTTGCGCTGCTTGGCGAGGGGCTTCCAGGTGTGGGGCTCCTCTTCGTAGGCGGCGGTCAGGGTCTTGCCGGCCAGGTTGCTGAACAGCAGCGGGAAGTCCGACGTGCTGTGCATGGCCATCGCCACCAGGTCGCTCTTGGAGCGGCCAGCGGTGTTGATGCCGCGGCTCTCGGCGAAGATCCGCACACACTCCATCAGGGAGTAGCCGCGGTAGGCCTTGCCAGCGTCGCCGATCTTGGCGCCGGGGTTGATGCGGGCCTCCAGCATCTCACCGATGCCAGCCATCACCGAATCGCCAGCGTCACGGGTGACCTGGATGCGTGCAGGGTGGCCAGCGGCGCCGGCACGGCTTTCGATTACGGAAGCGTGAGCGTTGACGATCTCCATCGCCACTTCGGTGAACGGCTTGCCGCCGTCAACCATGGCCTGCACCACATCAGCGGCCAGGCCAGCCGAGGCGGCGCAACGGCGGATGTCGGTCTCGCGGCGCAGGGCGGCAACGGTGGCGGATTCGGTGGAGGCGGCCACAGGCTGGGGAGCCTGAGCCTGGGCGGTCACAGCCTCAGTCGCGGCGGCTGCCACGGGCTGCACCTCAGTGGTCGCGGCCGGTGCGCCCCCGGCCTGAGATTGCGAAGTCATTGGATTCAGGGAGGGATTGGGGTTTTCCTCTAGGCTCAGGCTACCGATTGCATCTGCCCAGGGCTTCAGCAGAGCGGCCGGGGCATTGGTGAATCGATCAGCAGGCAGGCGCGGCACGCTGGCGCGCACATCAACCGGGGCCACAACCTCATCGGCCAGGCCCGCTTCAACCGCGGCAGCTGCGGTGAACCAGGTGCCAGCACCAGCGCCGGCCGCCATCCACTCATCTACCTGGGCCTCGGCTGCGCCAGACTTGCGGGCGTAGGTCTGGCGGTAGCTGGCGCTGTAGGTGTCGAGCAGGTTGGCCGAAGTGCGCAGGGATTCAGCGTCGCCGGCCGCCATGCTCCAGCAGTTGTGGATCATCATCAGGGCGTTATCAGGCATCACCACCCGATCACCAGCCATGGCCACCATCGAGCCGGCGGACGCTGCAACTCCATCGATCACAATGGTTTTCTTGCCCTGGTAGCGGGCGAGGATGTCGTGGATCGCCAGGCCCTCGCCGGCGTCGCCGCCATAGCTGAACAGGTTGATGGTCACGTCCCGGCCGCCGGCCTGCTCCAGGGCCCGGGCCACATCGGCGGCCAGCACGTCAAATCCCACGTCGCCATAGAGCTGAAGCACCGGCGTCGTAGCCGCTGCTGCTTTCACCGTCACACCAAGAGTCATTGCCTGATAGTCGCTGGACTCAGGCTACGGAGGGTGAGGTGCTAGGGCGCCAAGGGGGAAGGCAAAGGGTCTGCAATT